TGCGCGAGCTCGTCGCGGCGGGCCGTCTCGCGCACGACGGCGGCGCAGATCTTGCCCTCCAGGTCGAGGGCGCCCGCGTCGTCGAGGCCCGCGCCGGCGGTCTCAACCTTGCCCCGATCCCGGCACGGACCGACCTCCTGCGCGCCACCGCGTGGGCGCTCGCCGTCCTCGCGCGGCTGCCCGTGCCCGAGGAAGAACCGGCGATCTTCTGATGAACCCCTGGCAGCGCGCCGCGATCGAGGCGCCGGCCTACCTGGCCGAGGAAACGCTGCGCCCCCGCTTCGGGCATCGAACGCCCGAGGGGACGCTCGTGCTGTCCGTCAACTCGGGGTACGAATGACTGCAACTCAACCTGGGCGGGCCGGTCTGGCACGCGAGCGGGCGAGGCGCCTCGAGTGAGGAATCACTTGTGATCGCCACTCGTGCGCTCGCGGGCGTCGGCGACGCATCGCTCGGCGAATGGATCGAGGCCGGCGGCTCCGGCGTCGTGCATGTGCGGCGCCGGTTGAGTGGGCGCGAGGCCCGCAACCGGGGACTCACCGTGCGCGACATTCGCGGCACGGCCGAGGAGCAGCGCCGGCTCGCGATCGTGTGGGCCGAGGTCGGGCTCAGGCGCTCGACGTGATGCACGCCCGCCACGTCATGCCCACCCGCGGCGAGCACATCGCCCACCCCGAATGCTGGTGCTCACCGCGCGGCGAGCGGGTGCGTGACCCGTGGGGCGTGGTCGTGGGCATCGTCTGGACGCATCGGGCTATGCAGACTGCATACCGGGGGGGCAATATGCGCCGTGGAGAGAGCAACACGAGGTGGGGCGATGGCACGTAACGCACTCGGACAGTTCACCAGTCGCGGGTCGCGCCGCCGCAGCAGCGCCGGCCGCCGCCGCCTCGGCTTCCCCGGCAATCCCATCGAAGGCACCGAGGTCGGCGGCGTCGTGACGGGCGAGACGATCGTGCTCGGCGGCGAGACGGCGGCGCAGCAGCCGGCGCGGGAGCCGAAGGCCAAGTCCTAGCCCGTGGGCAGGAAGAGCAAGGCCCGGGGGACGCGCGCGACCACGACCGCGCTGGCGGTCGTCGAGCGGCGGGGCATCTCCAGCAACATTCTCACGGCCACCGTTGGCCGGGACGTGCTCCACAACTCGCCCGACGGCTGGGAGGTCGAACAGCCGTGGCTGTGGTGGTCCGGGCCCGCCAACGGACTCCAGGGCCCGTTCGGTAACCCGATCCCGGGCTCGTTCGATGGCTCCAAGCTCGGGTCCATCCCGGCCGTGGCGCGCTGCACCAGCATCATCGTGGACCTTCTCCCGGCGATGCCCTGGAAGGTCTACCGCGGCCGCGACCAGCTCCCGACGCCCGACTGGATCAGCGACCCCCAGGCGCTTCGCCTCGACGGCCGTGTCGTCGACCCCGCGTCCATCCCTGACGTGCGCCTGTCTCACGTCGACTTCTGGTCCTCCTACCTGACCGACGCGCTGTGGTGGGGCGACGGCCTCATCTGGGCGCCCAACCGTGACAGCGCAGGATCACCGCGGGCGCCGATGGCGCTCGTCCACCCGTTCGACTGGGAGTTCCGCGAGCGCGAGTACTGGGCAGGCGACCGGCGCCTCCCGACGGCGGAGCTGATCCATCTGCGGAGCCCGGGACCCATCACCAACGGCCGCGGCATGGGCGCCTTCCAGCGCTTCGCTGCCTCCCTCGGCCACGTGCTCACGGTGGCGGACTACGCACACAGCATTTTTTTTTCCGGGGTTCCAAGTGGTTATTTGAAGGTCACGGCTCCGGGCCTTCTCGCGGACCCGAAGAAGGCCGACGAATTGGCCTCGACATGGGACGCGAAGCACGGCGGGCCGCGGCGCAAGACGGCTGTCCTCACCTCGACGGTCGACTACCACCCGCTCACCTGGAGCCCGGTCGATGCGGCGCTGGCCGAGATCCAGAAGGCCAACCTGAACGACGTTGCCAATGCCTTCCTGGTCCCGTCGTACTTCATCGGCGCCCCGGGCGACCCCAGCCTCTACGCGAACATGGAGGGCCGGCGGATGGACCTCGTCACGTTCACCTACCTGCCCTGGACGAGCCGCATCGAGGCCGTCCTCGACGCGCAGTTCCCGCGCGGCGTGAGCCTCAAGGTGGCGCTTGACGGGCTGATGCGGGGCACGACCAAGGACCGCTACGAAGCGCACAAGCTCGTCATCGAGGCGGGCTGGAAACTACCCGAGGAGGTCCGCGCCACCGAGGACCTGCCGCCGATCGAGACTGTTCCGACTCCTGAGGTGACGGCATGACCGAGTCGACGAGCCTTGCGTTCAACATCGACTGGCGCGACCCGGTGTCGACCGACGAGCGCATCGTGGGCGGCATCGCGGTGCCGTGGAACGAGACTTCCCGACTCACCCCTGACCCTGCGGGCGAGCGCTTCCTTCCTGGCTCACTCGTCCGCAGTGTCAAGGCCCGCGAGACGCGCCTCAAATTGTTCAGGGGTTCCCACGGTCACGACATGATCCCGGTGGGGCGGCCGGTCAAGATCGACGCACGCCATCCCGACGGCCTCTGGACGACCTGGCGGATCGCCAACACGCCCGCCGGCGACCAGACCCTCGAAGAGGTCCGCGAAGGGCTGCTGGATTCGTTCAGCGTCGGCTTCAGGGCCATCCGCACCCAGCGCGGCACCGACGGTGCCCGCGAGATTGTCGAGGCGGAGCTCGGAGAGGTGACCCTGCTGCCGACCGGGGCATACGACGGCGCGCGTGTCCTCGAAGTCCGCGCCCCGACCCTCCAGGCGGCCGACATCGCGGCGTGGCTCGCGGCGCACCCGGTGCCGACCGTCGACCGGACCCCGATCCCCGACCTGTACCGCTACGGGCTTGCGCGCCGGACCTAGATTCGCGCCGTGATCGACATCCGGCTCTTGAGGCGGTTCGAGGAAATCCGCGCGACGGCGCTGCTCGCCGGACATCGTCCAGTCCGGTGGCTCGTCAGCAGGGACGTCGCATTCAGCGTGCCCGGTAGGGCCGTGACGCGGGAGGCGGCCGAGCTGTCGATGGTTCCGGACTACGTCCTCGGCGCCGCGACGCGACTGTTCGACATGCCGGTCCTGCTCGACCACACGCTCCCGCCGCGGAGCATCGTCGCCGACCCTCCCGGCGATTTGGCGTTGACGAACACGCCACCGCGGCTACGATGACGGCCTAAGTCCGCTCGCCCGACCCGCCCGGCACAGACGGAAACACCCAGTCGCGACTGGCTCGCCCGTCACCGCCGGAAACACGCGGAAACACCGGACCGGTGTCTTTGTGTGTTCACCGGAGGGCGATTCCAGTGCACTACCTCGACCGACTCCTGGAAGAGCGCGTCAGCGCCACGGGAGTCATCACCAACCTCCACGAGCGCGCCGCGGCCGAGAACCGCGACCTCACCGAGATCGAACGATCCGAGACCGCGCGCCTCCAGGAGCGCTGCCTCCAGCTCGACGGCCTGCTCACCGAGCACGAGGCGCAGTCCAGCTCGGCACGGGCATTCGCCGAGCTCCAGTCGCGCATCGAGGCCAACCGCGAGCGGACCAGCGACGGCGTGACCCGCCAGACGGCCCCCGGTCGCCAGGAGCAGCGCTCACCCGGCCAGCTCGTCGTCGAGTCGACGCAGTACCAGAACTACCCCGGGCGCGGCCAGATGACCGCGGTCGAGATCAACGACTTCCTCGGCCTCGAGCAGCGCGCCCTCATCACCACGACCACGCTCGCGGCCGGCATCCAGCCGTTCGTGTTCAACAACACGCTGCCGACCCTCTCGATGCCGCTGATCGACGCCGTGACAGTCCAGCGCGTGAGCTCGGGCTCGGTCGAATGGGTCGAGACGGGCCCCGACCCGGTCGCCGCGGTGGTCGCGGAAGGCGTGGCCAAGCCCGAGGCCACGATCACGATGACGCCCAAGTCGGCGACCCTCGACACGATCGCCCACTGGTCCCAGATCACCCGCCAGGCCCTCGCCGACGCGGGCTACATCCGCAGCCTCATCGAGACGAAGCTCCGGCGCGGCCTTGCCCGCAAGATCGAGGCCGACCTCGTGACGCTGCTCAACGCCGGCGTGTTCCAGTCGGCCGTGAACGCCGACATGACCAAGGCGATCCGCATCGGCATCGGCATGGTCGAGGCCGCGGGCTACCGGCCGAACGCGGTCGCGCTCACCCCGGCCGACTACGCCTCGCTTGACGTGAACGCGATGCTCGAGTCCAACGGCGGGCCCGACCGGCGCTCGAACTTCTGGGGCCTCACCCCGATCGCGGTTCCGGGCCTCACGGCCGGGGTGGCGATCGTGGGCGACTTCAAGGAGGGCGTGACCCTCTTCGACCGCGGCGTCAGCGACGTGTTCGTCACCGACTCGCACTCTGATTTCTTCGTGAAGAACATCCTCGTGATCCTCGCCGAGGGTCGCTACAAGAGCGCGATCACCGATCCGCTCGCCCTCGCCGAGACCGCGGCGGCCTGACGTGGCGGGTCACCCCGGCACGCTCCCGCTTCGCCTCTACCGGGGTGATTCCTACTCGTGGCAGGTCCGCGTCTGGGCCGACGAGGCCCACACCTCACCGGGCGACCTCACCGGCGTGACGGCCGAGGGCGCCATCGCGGGCAGTGACGGCGTGATCGTGCTCGAGTGCGCGGTCACGCTGCCCAACCTCATCGACGTGGAGCTCCCGGCGGCCTCGTGGGACGGCGTGACCAACCCCAGCCGCTGGGACCTCCAGCTCACCTACGCCGACGGCCGCGTCTACACCATGCTCGCGGGTCCGGTCACCGTCCAGGACGACGTCGCGTGACCACCTACCTCGACGTCGTGGTCGAGGACCCCCCGCTGTACATCGACGTCACGTCGGCCGGCGGGCCGCCCGGCCCCGAGGGGCCGCCCGGACCCGCAGGCCCGCCGGGCGCCGACTCGACCGTCCCAGGCCCGCCCGGCGCGACCGGCCCCACGGGTCCGACTGGCCCCGCCGGTGCGGCAGGCGCGGCAGGCGCGCAGGGACCGCAGGGTCCCGCAGGTCCCGCCGGCGACACCCACGTCCCGCCCGCCCCGACGGGCGAGCTCGGCGGCACCTGGGCCGCCACGACCGTCGATGCGGCCCACTCGGGGTCCACCCATGCCGCGACCCAATCCGCGGCCGAGGCCACCGCGGCGGCGGCATTGTCGACCCATGCTGGGACCCCGCACGGCGGCGGCGTCGTCGACGCCACGTATCTCGTCACGGCTGCCCACGCGGGCCTCAGCGCCGAGGTCGTCGTCGGGGCCACCCCGGGCGGCGAACTCGGCGGGACGTGGGCCACCCCGACGGTCGACGCCACCCATGCGGGCTCGACCCACGCCGCCACCCAGTCGGCCGCCGAGGCGACTGCGGCAGGCGCCCTCTCCACCCACGCTGCGGCCGCGGACCCGCACACGGGCTATCGCCTCGAGTCGGCCGACCACAGCCACGCGAGCACGGGCCTCCAGGGTGGCCAGGTCGCGCACTCGGCGCTCGCCTACTCCGGTCTCACCACGGGCCACGTCCTGACAGCCACGGGCGCGACCGCGGCGGCATTCCAGGCGCCGGTCGGCGGCGGCGGTGCCCTGCCATCGGGCGGCATCGGTGCGGCCCACGTCGGCTACGCCCACTGGCTCGTTCCGGGGAACGGGGTCACCGGCGTGACCACGCCCGCGGCCGGGGCGAACGCCCTCTACTACTTCCCCTGGTACGTCCACGAGGCGCTGCTCGTGAGCGAGCTGGGGGTCGAGGTCACGACGCTCGGCGCCGGTGGCTCGATGCGCCTGGGCATCTACAACGCCAACAATCGCTGGCAGCCCACCACGCTCGTGATCGAGGCGGGCATCGTGAGCATCGCGAGTACCGGCGTCAAGACGATCGCGTGGGGCGGGACACTCCCGGCCGGGCGGTATCTCGGGGTCGTGCTCGGGAGCGTGACGTGCAACCTGCGCGCCGCGGTTGTCACGGGCCCCGCGTTCGGCCTCGGTTCTGCGCCCGGGCTCGGCGGCAATCTCATCGATAACCAGCTGTGGCAGTCGCTCACCTATGCGGCGCTGCCGGCGTCGGGCCCGGCATGGACGAATGTCCAGGGCGCCACGACGGGCGCGACGTGCTCGCTGTTCGTGCGCGACAAGACCGGGAGCCCCAACTGATGGCGGTCGAGACGGTCCGGGCCGTCGAAACGTACGGGTCCGATGGCCTCACCGATCGGGTGGAGACGGAGCGCATCGCCGACGTGGTGGAGTACCGCCACTACGACGCTGCGGGCACGCTCGACGAGCAGCGCCCCGCGACGCCCGACGAGACGGCCCAGCACGAGGCGTGGGAGCAGTCGCAGAACATCGACGAGCTGCGGGCGCAGGGCGAGAAGGCGCTCACCAAGAACAAGACGTTCCTGGACCTCGACCCGCCCACGAACGCCCAGATGGCCGCCCAGATCGAGGCGCTCACCAAGCAGATGAACGGCCTCATCCGGCAACTGCTCCAGCAGTGGGACGACATCAGCGACTCGGTCCTCGAGGAGACGCCGTGAGCTACCAGGACGCCGGCGGCTACCCCACCCTCGCCGAGCTGCGGACGTGGCTCAAGGTGCCCGCCACGATCCTGCCCGACGCCGAACTCGAGGTCATGGCCGCAGCCGAGCAGGCCGCCCAGACGCGCCTCGACTGGGGCGCGGGCGAGCTGCCGGCCGACGTCGTGGCCGCGTTCTACCGGCGCGTCGCCCGGGCTGCCGCGGCCAAGAACATCCCGTTGGGCATCATCGCGGCCGACGCCGAGTACGGCACCGTCCGGATCGGGCGCTACGAGTCCGAGATCGAGCGGTACGAGGCGGCGTACGTGAGCCCCGTCATCGCATAGGAGGACCCATGACCACCAGGCGCGAGACCACCACCGAGACCAGCGAATCGCCCCTCGCCAAGGTCGAGGTCACGACTGAGACCGAGCCGAAGCCGGTCGAGGTCGAGACCCACACCACGACCACCGAGACCGAGACCGAGACCGAGACCACCGAGCCGGAGCCGGCCTGACCGATGATCACCCGAGCCGACATCGCCGCCGCGCTCTCGACCGTCGAGGGCGTGACCGGCGAGCCGCTCGAGCCGCCCACCAAGGGCGCAGGCCAGGCGTGGCCGGTCTGGCGCGACACCGAGACGCTCAACGGCTGCGATGCCGTGACCGTCAACTGGTACGTGTACGTCGTCCTCCCGGACGGCGACCTCAACGCGCCCGCCGACGCGGCCGACCCGCTGGTCCTGCCGCTCAGCCGGGCGATCCACGCGACCGGCCTCACGGTCGAGCGCTGGGAGCCCTACCGCCTCCAGCTCGGCCCCGACCAGTCCATTCCCGTCCTGCGGTTCAGCGCGTTCGACTGAGGAGGAGAGACCATGCCCGCGAAGGTCACCAAGCTCGGCCCCGGGACGCTGTCGGTCGGCACGACCGGCACCGAGACCGACTTCACCTGCCAGGTCACTGCGGCCCGGGTCGAGTGGTCGGCCGACGCCGAGGACTCGGTCCAGGTGCTGTGCGGCGAGGAGGTGCCCGGCGCGCGGACCTACTCGTCGGTCCTCACGGCGTCGATCTTCTCCGACCTCGGCACCACGCCCGGGATCGTCGAGTACTCGTGGACCAACAAGGGCACGACCCAGGCGTTCAAGTTTCGCCCGTCGACCGTGTCGGGCGTCAAGCAGGTCACCGGCAACCTCATCATCGACCCGATCTCGGTCGGCGGCGACGAGGTCGGCCAGAACATGACCTCCGATCTCGAGTGGGCGATCGTGGGCACCCCGGTCCTCTCCGCGCCCGCGGTCGAGGACGAGACGTTCTCCGAGGAGGACGCCGAGGCGACCGGCGCCCGGACCCGCGGCCGCTCGCGGGCCGCCTGACGGTGGGCGAGGGCAAGGTCGAGGTCGAGGGCGGCAAGGAGCTCCGCAAGTCGCTCAAGGGCGTGGAGGACGGGCTCAAGGACCTCCAGGCCGCCCACGGCGCCGCTGCGGGCATCGTCGCCGCGGCAGCGCCGGCCTACGCGCCGCTCCTCTCCGGGGCGCTCGCGGGGTCCATCCGGGGCTCGGGCGCCAAGTCGGCTGCGACGGTCCGCGCAGGCGGCGCGCGCGTGCCCTATGCGGGCGTCCAGGAGTACGGCTGGCCCGCGCGCAACATCCCGGCCCAGCCGTTCCTCGTGCCCGCCGCCCACGACACCGAGGAGACCTGGTATCCGCCCTACCAGGAGGCCGTCGAGACGCTGCTCGGGAAGGTGCAGGGTGCCTGAGTTCGGGTTCCCCAAGCTGGTCGCGCACGTCCAGCTCACCGACGGGCGCGTCCTCGAGGCGCGCATCCTGAACACCGACCTCATCCGCTGGGACCGGACCCGGGCGAAGCACGGCTGGCCGACGGCCTCCGAGGCGCACTCGTTCGCGGCGACCTTCTACGCCTGGTCGGCGCTGCGCCGCGAGGGCCTCATCACCGAGACGGTGACGTGGGAGGAGTTCTCCGAGCGGCTGTGCGAGTACGTCGCGGTGGACCGGGAGGCCGGAGCGAACGGGTCGGACCCTACCCCCGAGACTCCTGGGCCTACATGATCGTCAGGCTGGCGATGGTGACCGGGACCGCGCCCTCGGCCTGGTGGGACGAGGACGAGTCGACGATCGCGACCGCCCTCGAGGTCTGGCACGACATGAACACGCGGGACTGACCGATGGCGGGCGGCAGCGCGATCCTCGCGATCAAGATCATCGCGGACGCGACCGACGCGACGGCGGGCCTCGGCAAGACCGGCGACGCGATCGACGGCCTCGACCAGAAGTCGAAGGGCCTCGGTGGTTCGCTCGGCGGCATCACGAGCGCGCTCGGCCCCGCGGCCCTCGCC